TTCAACTAATAGAACAAGATGCCGCATCTGATCCATCTGGAGCTAATGAAGCAAATAAAATAATTAATAGCATAAAACAAGGTTCTCACGTAGCAGACGTTGACGTTGCCCTGCAAGCTTCTGCCGATAGATATAGATCTTTAGGAACTTTAGATTTTAGGTTTGATGAAACAGGAAAAGTTCTTGGTGGTCAAATGTCAGAGTTTGAAAGATATGGTAGAAATCTTATTCTAAGATCTCAAGCCATGACTCCAACAACTGACATTGGAAGCGTTAGTCATATGAGCGATGCTGTATTTAGACATCTCTCAACTGACGAAAAGGGAATGCAGGGAATAACCTTAACCGCAAAAGGATCTGATTTAGGATTATCTTCTAAAGCTGAAGGTTTTCTTGCATACTCTAAAGAGAAAAAAAATTATACATTTAGAGCATTTGGATCAGATGCCGATGAAATTATAAAAGATTCTGTAGCTAAGTCTCACATAACTAGGACATTAAACCAAGCTAGAGCAGAAGGTGAAGGAACATTAAGTACTCTTAATGTAGCTGGAAGAACAATGCAATTGACTAGAAATCTTGCAGATGAAGCTATTGTTAAAACAGGATTTAATTTTTCTCAAGCAACTGCAATAGATCAGTCCATAAGAGCAAGAGATATTACTTCTGGAATAACAGCAGGAGATGACGATGCTCTAATTAGATCATTAGGATTGACTAATGAACAATTTGGTGAACCACAAACATTT